TGATGCGCGTACGGCTTAGTTTTAAACTTATAATGTTTTATCATATTTTCTTTCTTGACATTAAGATAATAATTATTATATAAATGTCAACTATAAACAGGAGAAAGATTATGGACAAAGACAAGATCATACAGTCGTTATTAAAACTGTTGCAAAAAAACAACACTGAAATAATTAATTTACACATACAGGTTGACGACTTGACAGATAAACTTAACGCAGCTACAGCTGAAACAAAGAAAGAAAACAATAATGAAGAATCAAATATTCGAACTGTACAAACCAAAAAGCCTAACTGAGTTTTTAACTTTTCATAAAGAAAACCCAGACGAGACTTTTGTATACGTGCTTCAGCACCCACCTCAAAATATAAATATTTTAGGTGCGTCTGAATTTGGTTATTTAGTTATTTGTTTACCACCTATGTCTCAAGCTATTTTTTCATCAGGGCCTTTTGTAATGAAGATGAGAAAAAATTTACAAGATTTTAGAGAAAGAGATTACATATTATGTACAGGTGATCCTGCTATCATAGGGTTATCTTCTGCTATTGTAAGTGATATTACACAAGGTAGATTTAATATGTTGAAATGGGATAAACAAGAATACAAATACTATCCACTAACAATTGACTTATATAAAAAAGGAGAAATAGAATGACAACATTAACACTAGAAGATTTTGAAAGAGATCAACAAGAGGTAATAGAGAAAACAGATATTCAGCAATTATCTGGCTATTGTTTAGAGCTTCAATCTTTAGAAGATCAAATAGAATTTTTAGAAAAAGAAGTAAAAAAACTTAAAGAACAAGCAGATAAGATTGCATCAGAGATCATACCCAATATGCTCGCGGAGCAGGGATTATCATCTCTGAAATTAGCTGACGGAAGTGCTGTAGAGATTAGAAAATCTTACAACTGTACTATTAAAAAAGATGGTACTGACGCAGCTTATCAATGGCTTCGAGAAAACGGACTAGAGGACATCATTAAAAATGAGGTTTTTGTAACGTTCGGTAAAGGCGAAGATAACAAGGCGGAGCAATTGCTTAGCCTTGCAGCGCAAGAAGGGTTTGAGCCTCAACAAAAATCTAAAGTTGAGCCGATGACTTTGAAGGCGCTCTATAGAGAGCGTATCGAGGCCGGCCTCGATATGCCCTCGGATTCCTTTAACTTATTTGTAAAGGATCAAACTAAAATTAGCCGGAAAAAATGAATCATGAATAAGGAGAAATGAAACATGAACCAAGTAAGTAAAAAAGAAAATTCAAGCGTAGCTTTAACAAGCATGTTTGAACAAGACCAAGCTGGTGGTATGCAGGGAATGGGACAAGGCGATTTTGCCATGCCATTCTTACGTGTGCTAGGACAGTTATCCCCGGAAGTTAATGAAAGGGACGCCAAATATGTAGAAGGTGCTAAGGCAGGTATGATATTTAATACCGTGACTAAGCAGGCATATGATGGTGAGAAGGGACTCAATGTAATTCCTTGCGGTTATAAGCGAGAGTATGTTGAGTGGAGTGATAGAGGCGAGGGCACAAGTGCTCCAGTTGCTATTCACTCAGTCAGTAGTGGTATTATAAAAGAAGCCACTAGAGGAGCTGACTACAAAGATAGATTACCTAGTGGTAACTATCTAGAGAACACGGCATCTTATTTTGTGTTGACAGAAGATATGCAACAAGCATTGATTACTATGAAGTCTACACAATTAAAAGTGAGTAGGTCGTGGAACTCAATGATGAATAGCATCAAACTTAAAGGTAAGAATGGTCTATTCACACCGGCTGCTTACAGTCACGTGTACAACTTGAGTACTGTTCAACAATCGAATGACAAGGGAACTTGGTTTGGTTGGAATATTGCTCTTGTTGGTCCTGTACAAGATAAGAATATGTACGAGGGCGCAAAACAATTTGCTTCGAGCGTTGCGAACGTTCAAGTAAAACATGGTGAAGGTGAGACGAAGTCTAAAGACGAAGTACCATTTTAATCATGGTTGGGGGCCCGAAAAAAACTCCCCCTTTTATCGGGCCCCTACAATATAAAACTTTTGACGAGTTTTGGCAAAAGGAAGATGAATTGTGGGAGTTAAGTTTAAAGGAATCAATTAGACAGACTAAAGAAAGGAAGAAAAAATTAAATGAAAAAGACGTGTCCAACATGCAAAACAGAATTCGAAATAACAAAATGGCAAAAGACTAAAGTTTATTGTTCTGGCCCCTGTAGTCAAGGTTACTACAACACAGCAAATACAAAATACAGGAAAGCTAAGAAATGAAGTTTAAAGAAATATTTGAAGGGAATAATAGTGCTCATGGCATAATGAAATTGACCGGCGAGACTACAGAGAAAGGAAAAGCAGTAGCCAAAGCATTTATTAAAAGAGAATCTATTACAGATAAGTTATGGCAAGACCACATAGAAGGTAAAGATCCTGCTCTAGGCATCATACCTATTAATGAAGATAATATGTGTAGGTGGGGTTGTATAGATGTAGATGTTTACAACTTGGATCACATGGGATTGATGAGAGATATAAAAGGCAGAGGTTATCCTCTAGTTACTTTTAGATCTAAGTCTGGTGGTGCACATTTATTTTTATTTGCTAAAGAATTTATACCTGCTGCATTGATGCAGTCAAAATTAAAAATAATGGCTAAAGCTTTGGGCTATGAGGGTAGTGAAATATTTCCTAAACAAACTGAAATTTTTGTTGATCGTGGAGACACAGGAAATTTTTTAAATTTACCTTATCACGGTGGTATTAAAGGATTGCGTTACACTTTTGAAGCTGGAGGTAAGGCAGCTAGTTTAGAATCATTCTATTCTATATACGACGAGTGGGTGCAGACAAAAGAACAGATAGAATCTATCATTGTAAAAAAAGAAGATAAAATTCCAGAGGCATTTAAAGATGGTCCTCCTTGTTTAAACAAATTAGCTCAAGATGGTTTTGGAGAAGGGTCAAGAAACAATGCATTATTTAATCTAGCTATATACAGACAAAAAGCTAATCCAGATACTTGGCAAGACAAATTAATGGAAGATAATCAAAAATACATGACGCCTCCATTAGGTTATCAAGAAGTACAAAATTTAATAAAGTCTATTGGTAAGAAAGGGTATGATAAATACAGGTGTAAAGAACAACCTATTGAACCATACTGTAAACCAGCTGCATGTAGTAAATGTAAATTTGGTGTTGGTTTTGGTGAAGAACAAATGCCAGAGCTAGGACAGTTGTCAAAAATATGTTCTGATCCAACACAATATTTTTTAGATGTAGATGGCAAAAGAGTCGATCTAACAAAAGAGCAGTTACACAATCCTAATTTATTTTCGTTAGAAGTTATGGATAAAGCTGCTGTAGTTGTACCTATTCCAAAAGCTAAAGATTGGAGAGAGCTTTATTTAAAACCATTACTTTCTACTATGCAACAAATAGACCCTTTGAAATCTTTAGATCCTAAAGAAACATTAATTCATTTGTTACAGGAGTTTACAGTTAATAGAACACAAGCAAGAACAAGAGATGACATACTAAGCAAGATGGCATGGACAGATGAAGATGGTGATTTTTGTTATTTTAGAATGGATGATTTTTTTGCATTTTGTAAGAGAAATAACTGGGAGTTAGATAAAACTAAAACAGGAAACTTATTAAAAAGTTTAGAGGACATCTTTGATAAAGAAACAAGATTAAAAGTTAAAGATCAACAACCTCATTTAATTAAAATAAAAGCTATGAAAAAAAATAAACCTAGCATTAGTGAAGTTAAATATGAAGAGGTACCATTTTAATGCAGTATGTGCACATTGCAAAAGTGAGAGATTGGATGGGAGATCGTGGAATACCCAGAGGATTTGAACAAGACACATTGCGACGCAAAATTCGGCGCGGCACATTCAATGTCCCATATATTCGTATAGGCCGTACTCCTTACTTTTCAGTTAAAGGTTTAGATACTTGGTTAGAGGAGAATACAAATTGAAAACAATAATACTAGGACCGCCTGGTACAGGTAAAACCACTACACTATTAAATTTAGTAGAAGACTTTTTACGTGCTGGCACTGATATTAAGAAAATAGGTTATTTTTCATTTACTAGGAAAGCATCTTACGAAGCAGAAACTAGAGCACAAGAAAAATTTCAAATAGATAAAGACGAGATACCTTATTTTAGAACACTGCACTCTTTAGCTTTTAGATCACTTGGTCTTAAAAAAGAACGTGTAATGAAGACACAGGATTACAGGGAATTTGGTTTAAAATGTGGCATCCCTATTAAGACAGCATGGTACAATGATACCGATGGAGTTTTTAGTTCTGACAATGAGTATTTAAGAATTATTAACAAGGCTAGGGTAAAAGAAATTGACGTATTAGAGGAGTATGATAACAACGGACACACAGTTGATATAGAACGAGACTTATTATATCTTTTAGATCAAGAGCTTAAAAGATATAAAAAAGAAAAGGGTTTGGTGGATTATGATGACATGTTGGAAAAATTTATTGAACAAGATGTATCACCGTCTTTTGACGTATTATTTATTGATGAGGCACAGGACCTCTCACCTCTGCAGTGGCGAATGGTCAGGACTCTATGGGCGAAAGCAGACAAGACCTACATTGCAGGGGACGATGATCAAGCTATATTTAAATGGGCTGGTGCTGATGTTGATACTTTTATCGCTCTTAAGGATGAAGTAGATTACGTGGACACATTAGATCAATCATATCGCATACCTGGTGGGCCTATTCACGAATTATCTCAACAGATAATTAATAAAGTTACAAACAGATACGAAAAAGATTACAAACCACGACAAGAGATGGGTGACTTAACAAGATATTCTGATGTTACTCAAGTTGATATGTCACAAGGTGAATGGTTAGTGTTGACAACAGCTAATCACTTTCTTGATGACATCAAAGATTTATGTGAGCTACAAGGTTGGTACTACTCACACAAACACAGAAACTCTATAAAATTAGATTTACTTTTAGCTATTCAAGCTTGGGAAAAATGGAGAAAATTTGAGCATTCTCTCCCTGTTGCATCAATAAAAAATATTTATTCTTATCTTGGCGAAAACGTAACAAAAGGTTATCGTACAGGTAAGACAATGAACGAGAACGAAGAAGGATATTTTATTGAAGAATGCATCGCGGAGCATGGCTTACAAATTAACAATGTTTGGTTTAAAGCGTTTGCTGGTTTAGATGCAGAAACAGAAAACTACATACGTAATATGTTAGCTAACGACGAAAAGATTTCACAAAAACCAAGAATAATTTTATCAACAATACACGGAGCGAAAGGAGGGGAAGCTGATAATGTCTTATTACTTCCTGATATTACTAAGTCTGCTCTGGACCACAATGATATCGATCCAGATGAATTACACAGATTATTTTATGTTGCTGTAACACGCGCGAAGAAATCTTTGCACATATTAGAACCAAAAAATTATGAAAGGGCGTACGTATTATGAAAAAAGAAACATGGAGAGTTACCCCAGAAATAATAGAAACGATGAAACAATTAAGAAAACAAGGATTAACTGCATTGCAAATTAGTCTTAAGTTTGGTGTAGTTCCAAGCACTGTCTATTATCATACAAACGATAGCACAAAAGAAAACCAAAAAAGACGTAATAAGGAAAACGAACATAAATATGCAGAAACAAGAAAAAAATACAGAGCTTTGCCTAAAAATAGAGAAGCAAGTCGTTTAGCATCAATTGAAAGAAGAAGCACTGAAAGGGGTAGACTACTTGGCATTTATAATAGTATTAAAAAAAGAAATAATAGATGGATAAAAGCAGGTGACCCTAGAGCAGTAAAACTTATGTCACAAGAAAGTTTTATAAGTTTTTTTAATACTTATGTTGAAAAATATGGTTTTGTTTGTTTTTATTATAGAACTCCATTAACTTTTGAAGCTAAAAAGCAAAATACTTTATCGGTTGATAGACACGACAGTTCTAAAGGTTATACAAAAAATAATATTGTATTTTGTGGTTGGGCCATAAACAATAGAAAGAATGCTATAACCATACAAGATTCAATTATTTTTGTTACAAGATATTTAGAAGTAGAACATCCGCAAGAGTTAAAATTATTAACGACACTACCTGGTGCTGTAGGAGACTTGCTTAGAAAGCATGCAAGAACAAATAAAATTGATGATTTAAAAATACAAGTAAGTGAAAGGATGAGTTTTTCACGAGGAGGACTTGTAGGATGAAAAAACATGACCCAGTAAATCATCCATCACATTATAACAAAGGTGACATTGGTTGCATTGATGCAATTAAAGCATGTCAAGGTGATGGTTTTAAATACTACTGCCAAGGTTCAGCTATGAAATATTTATGGCGCCACGAGCACAAAGGTAAACCGATAGAAGATTTAGATAAAGCTATTTGGTTTATAAACAAACTAAAGGAGCAATATAAATGAGAACATTACAGCAGCCATTATTTACACCAGAAACCGAGTGGGTACCGCCGGAGAGATTACCAGATTTAAGTCAACACAAAGAAATAGCAATAGATTTAGAAACACGAGATCCAAACCTCATGACTATGGGGTCAGGTTCTATTAGAGGAGATGGTGAAGTTGTTGGTATTGCTGTAGCAGTAGAAGGCTGGTCAGGATATTTTCCGATAGCGCACGAAGGCGGGGGGAACATGGACCGGGATTTAGTCCTGGATTGGTTTGAAGAAGTCTGTAACACCACAGCTACAAAAATATTTCACAATGCAATGTACGATGTGTCCTGGATTAGATCACTGGGTTTTCGTATTAACGGTGGTATTATTGACACAATGATTGCAGCATCATTAGTAAATGAAAATAGGTTTCGTTATACATTAGATGCAGTTGCAAAAGATTATGTAGGAGCAGGTAAGAACGAAAGATTATTACAAGAAGCAGCAAAGGATTGGGGCGTTGATGCTAAAGCTGAGATGTGGAGATTACCATCAGGTTTTGTAGGTGAATATGCTGAAAAAGATGCAGAAATAACATTAAAGTTATGGGCTGCTATGCAACATGAAATATCAAAACAAGATTTGTGGGACGTATTTAATTTAGAAACTAATTTGTTTCCATGTCTGGTTGATATGAAGTTTCAAGGTGTGCGTGTTGATCTTGATAAGGCAGCTAAAACTAGAAGAGCTTTGGAAGAATCTGAAAAACAAACAAGAATAGATATGATAGAACAAGTGGGTTTTGATGTAGAAATCTGGGCTGCAGCGTCCATTGCAAAAGCATTTGACAAATTAAATTTACCATACGACAGAACAGAGAAAGGTGCACCGAGTTTTACTAAAAACTTTTTAAAAGAGCACCCTCATGATTTTCCTAAGATGGTTGTTAGTTGTCGTGAGTTAAATAAAATGAACACAACTTTTATAGACACAATTTTAAAACACAATTACAAAGGTAGAATTCATTCTGATATAAACCAGATACGATCTGATCAAGGTGGTACGGTTACAGGTAGATTTAGTTATGCTAATCCAAACCTACAACAGATACCTGGAAGAGGTATTTTAGGACGTAAGATTAGACAAATATTTATACCGGAAGAAGGACAAACTTGGGGTTGTTTTGACTACAGCCAACAAGAGCCTAGAATATTGGTACACTTTGCATCTTTGATGCGTTTAGAGGGCACAGGAACGATTGTAGATGCATACAATGATGGCAGTGCAGACTTTCACCAGATGATAGCTGACATGGCAGGTATTGAACGTAAACAAGCAAAGACAATTAATCTTGGTATTATGTATGGCATGGGCAAGAACAAACTTATGGCTGAATTAGGACTCATGAAAGATTCTGCTGAAAAACTTTTAAAAACCTATCATCAGAAAGCACCTTTTGTTAAGATGTTATCTGAAGCTGTATCGCGTAGAGCAGAAGATAGTGGTAAGATTAGAACTATTGGTGGCCGGTTGTGTCATTTTGATTTGTGGGAGCCTCATGGTTTCGGTATTAAGAAACCATTGGCCCACGCTGATGCCCTCAGGGAGCATGGACCGGGGATTAAACGCGCGTTCACGTACAAAGCTTTGAACAAGTTGATCCAAGGATCAGCTGCGGACATGACAAAACAGTCGATGTTGGCCTTGTACAGAGAGGGGGTGATTCCTCATATACAGATTCATGATGAACTTGATATCTCAGTTACAAGCGTACAACAATCAGAGAAAATTATTAAAATTATGGAAGAAGCGGTTGAGTTACAAGTGCCGAACAAAATAGATTACGAAAAAGGAGAGAACTGGGGTGACATACACTAAAGATGATCCAATAGAAATAACGTTGGGTGTATGTGACAGCTGTAGTGCATACGTTCCTTTCATAAGATTAGTAACTAAAGATGAAAAAAGAGTTTACCAATGTATGACGTGTAAAGCAAAACACACGCAACATGTAAACGGAAAAGTAGTGTTTAATTATTTAGAAGATGGCTATACAATTAAAAGAAATTAACGTCTGTAATAAATGCAAAAAAGAAGCGCATTGTATTGATAAATATAGTGTGTTGTGGTGCGCTAAGTGTTTGTTAAATCAACAAAAAATGTCGGCAACTAAGAAAAAGTTACCGACATATGAAGGTGAGAAGATTTTTACATAATAATTTAAAATAAACTCTTGTCAAATATAATATTCACACTATATATTCCCATATAATATGTTAATAATAAGGAGAATAAAATGCCTGATATAAGTAAATTTAAATCAGTAAGTGTATCAACTAGTACACACAATAAACTAACAGAAATGGCTGCCAGTAAGTTTGGCGTTCAAGTTAGTGTACAAAAAGTAATAGACTTTTTACTAGAGAAAGAATTAAAAAAGAAAAATGGTAGATCTAACGGGAAAAGAAGAAGTTAAAGCTATTTGCCCGCGTTGTTCGGGTAATGGTTTTATTAGAATGCAAGCAGGATGTTCATTGCAAACTAACTGTCCACAATGTGATTGTGAGGGTTGGGTATGGCTACCTGCTGAGCGTTGCCGAATGAATATTGAAGGTGGTATAGAGCCACGTTGGATGAAGTCAGGAGAAAGTATATGATTGAATTTTTAATATTTGATTTAATTGTTATAACTATTTATATTTTAGTAAACTCATGAGTAGTTTTGCAAAAAAATTAGAAAATTTACAATACGCAATGCGAGCGGCTAAAGACGAAGACATGAAACGTATTTGGTATATAAAACAATTAGAACTAATAGAGCAAAGGAGAATGAGAGCTTATGAAAGACTTCAAGATTCAGCTAGAAGCGTACACTAGTAATCTTATAGTGTGGACTATTTTATTGATTACAATGGCATTAATGAT